TCACGCCTGAAGACGTCCAGCCGATGATTCAGGAGCTGGTCAGGAATGCCGTGGCAGAAATTCCTACGCCGAAGGATGGTAAGGATTTTGACCCTTCCATGCTTAAACAGCTCGTTGAGCAGGCCGTAAGCGATGCGGTATCCACAATGCCAGCCGCTGAACCGGGTAAGGATGGCGCAGATGGTCGGGACGCGCTGGCTCTTGAAATTCTCCCCTTTATTGATGAAGAGAAAAGCTATCCGCGTGGCAGCTATGCAACGCATAACGGCGGCCTGTGGCGCGCTTACGAGAAAACCCATGGCATGCGAGGCTGGGAGTGTCTTGTTGATGGCGTGGCGGGGATTGATATTTAGCAATCAGAGCAGCGTTGCTTCACCCTGAAGGTTAACCGCACCAGTGGCACCAGTGAAACCAAATCCTTTGACGTGCCTGTAATGATTTATCAGGGCGTATTCAAATCCGGTCAGGAATATCTGCCTGGCGACACGGTTACATGGGGCGGCTCCCTGTGGCACTGCGACGAACGGACGCAGGACAAGCCGGGTGAGGCTGGCTCGAAAGGCTGGACGCTGGCAGCTAAGCGTGGCCGCGACGGGAGGGATAAAACGTGATTGAACTTGTGACGCTGGCTG